TCCTCGCCCCTGCGGCGCACCCGGGTGCCGGGCGCTGGTCACTGGCAAGGTCGGCTACTGCGCGGAGCACCAGAACGATGCGCGCAAGCAGGTGGACCTGCGGCGCGGGTCGAGCACGCAGCGCGGCTATGGCTACGCCTGGCAGACACGGGTCAGGCCGGGCGCTCTGGTTCGCGAGCCCTTGTGTCGCTTCTGCTCCGAAGCAGGGCGCACCACGGCAGCGACCGAGGTCGACCACATCGACGGCAACAGCCGGAACAACGACCCCGGGAACCTCCGGGCGCTGTGCCGGCCGTGCCACTCATCGCGCACGGCGCGCGACCAGGGGTTCGCCCGCGCGCGGAAGGGGTGAGGGGGAAGGGGGGACGCGAAAGTCGCCCCCAACGCGTTCTAGACCGAACGGTGGGTCATTTTTTCGCACCGTCAGGATGGGAAAACCAGTTTTATGCCAGGGCCTACACGCCGACCGTCGAACCTCAAGGTGATCTCGGGCACCGCCCGTCCTGATCGCCATGTGGAGCCGGGCGCGGCGCTGCCGCTCGTGGCCGATGCGCCGCCTGCGCCGGACTGGATGCCGAATGCGCACGCGGTCCGCGAGTGGGACCGCCTCGCCCCGATGCTCGTGGCGAACAAGCTGCTCGCCGAGGCTGACCTCGGCGCGCTCGGCCACCTGTGCGCGCTGCACGGGAAAATCGTGCAGCTCTGGACGGCCGGCGAGACGCCGACCGGCCACCTGCTCGCCCAGTTCAACACGCTCGCCCAGGCGTTCGGGCTCAGCCCCGCCTGGCGCTCGAAGGTGAAACCGATTGCAGACGAAAAGGCGGGCAACCGCTTCACGAAGTTCCGGGCGCCGGGCACCGGCCCCGGGTGACTATGTCGCCGTCGCGATCGCCTACGCCGAAGAGGCAGCGGCCGACACGAAGGGGCGCAAGGTCGGCAAGTGGGTCCGGCTGGCGGCGAAGAGGTTCCTCGGCGATCTGAAGCACGCGCAGGGCAAGCGCCCGCGGTTCTTCTGGTCGCCCGCCCAGGCGAACGCGGCGTGCGAGTTCATCGAGCAGCTGCCGCACGTCGAGGGCGTGTGGGAGACGCCGACGATCACGCTTGAGCCCGCGCAGGTGTTTTTCATCGTGAACCTGTTCGGGTTCCGCAACGACGACGGGTCGCGGCGGTTCACGACGGCGCTGTTCGCGGTCGCCCGCAAGAACGCGAAGTCGGCGCTCGCGGCCGGCATCCTGCTCTACATCTTTTGCGCCGAGCCTGAAGTAGGTCCGCAGGTGATCTCGGCGGCGACCACCGGCGCCCAGGCGCGCATTGTCTGGAGCGTCGCGAAGCGGATGGTCGAGAAGGTGTCGGACCTTCGCGAGGCCTTCACGCTCGAGCCCTTCGCGAACGCGATCGCGCGTTACGAGGTCGGCGGCACGTTCCGCCCGATCAACGCGAAGGCCTCGACGCAGGACGGCCTTAACCCGTCGGCGCTGTGCTTCGACGAGCTGCACGCGCACAAGTCGCGCGACCTGTTCGACGTCCTGCGGTCGGCCGCCGGCGCGCGCAAGTCCCCGCTGTTCCTTTACACGACGACCGAGGGCTACGAGAACCCGGGGCCGTGGGGTGAGCAGCGCAAGTTCGCCTTCCAGCTCCTCGAGGGACTGGTCGAGGCGGACCACTACTTGGCCGTGTACTACGGCCTCGACGATGGCGACGACGATTTCGACGAGTCGAAGTGGATCAAGGCGAACCCGCTGCTCGGGGTCTCGGTGTCGCTGAAGAAGCTGCGCGAGTACGCCGCCGAGGCCAAGGCGCAGCCGGGCACGCTGGCCGAGTTCCGCATCAAGCGGCTGAACCGGCCCGCTGCAGCCGCCGAGGCGTGGGTCGATCTGCGCCGGTGGAAGCGCTGCGCAGGCGAGGTGAACCTTGCCGAGCTCGAGGGCGCCCGCTGCTGGGCCGCGCTCGACCTCGCGTCGACACGCGACATGACCGCTTGGCGCATGGTCTGGGAGCGCGACGGGGTGTTCTACACCTGGGGGCGCTTCTGGGTGCCGCAGTCGGCGGTCGCGCAGCGCACCGAGCGCGGCTCTGTCCCGTATGGGTCGTGGGTCGCGCAGGGGCTGATCACGCAGACCGAGGGCGACGTCACCGACTACGCCGTGGTCGAGCGCGATGTCATGGCCGACTTCGAACGGTTCAAGCCGATCGAGGTCGCCTTCGACCCGTGGAACGCGACGGATCTGACGAACCGGCTCATGGCAGCAGGGCTGCCGATGGTGCAGTTCATCCAGGGGCCGAAGTCGTTTCACCCGGGGTTTCAGGCGCTCGAGCGCGCCTACATCGCCGGCCGACTGCGGCACGGCGGCGACCCTGTGCTGACTTGGAACGCGGCGAACCTCGTCCCGAGGCGCGACGCGAACATGAACCTGGCGCCCGACAAGCGCCGCAGTGCCGAGAAGATCGACGGCATGGTCTGCCTGCTGATGGCGATGGCCCGCGCCTCGCTCGCCCCGGAGGGCCAGAACTTGGACGCATTCCTCGACTCGCCGGCGATTGGGTGAACGCATGAACCGATTCGCGACTTTTTTCCGCTGGCTGTCGGGCGGCAACGCCCTCGCCGACCGCACGGGCAAGCAGGACAGCGCGCCGAGCTCCGCGCTGGTGCCGGATGCCGCGCTCGTCGGGCCTGACGTCGCGCTGCAGATCTCGACGGTCTGGGCCTGCATCTCGCGCCGCGCGACGACCATCGCGAGCCTGCCGTTCTTCGCCTACGAGAGCCGGGACGGCCGGCGGACGCTGGCGCGCCAGTCGCGGCTGTGGACGCTGCTGCACGAGTCGCCGAACCAGCGCATGACGCCGTACGAGTTCTGGGTCGCGATGCTGCTCAACCACGACCTGCGGGGCAACGCCTACGCGCGCATCGACCGCGACCCGCGCACGGGCGAGGCGATCTCGCTCTGGCCGATGTCGGCCGACCAGGTCGAGCTGGCCGTGCTCGACGACGGCTCGGTCGTCTACCAGTACCGCATCGAGAACGACCTAGTGTTCCTCGCCGAAGAGAACGTCCTGCACCTCAAGGACCTCGGCAACGGCACGGTCGGCCTGCCGCGCCTCGACTACATGCGCGCGACGACCTCCGAGGCCAAGAGCGCCCAGACGCAGTCGCACCGGCTGTTCTCGGCCGCGGGCAAGCCGACGGGCGTCCTGATGGTCGACCAGCTCCTGAAGGACGAGCAGCGCAAGAAGATCCAGGAGCGCTTCGCCGAGATGCAGTCCGGCAACGCTTCGCGCCTGTTCGTGCTCGAGGCGAACATGAAATACCAGCAGCTGTCGCTGTCGCCCGAGGACCAGCAGCTGCTGGAGTCGCGGCGCTTCGAAGTGGAGGAAATCTGTCGCTGGTTCGACGTGCCGCCCGTCCTGGTCCATCACTCGAACGTGACGACCTGGGGCTCAGGCATCGAGCAGATCGTCGACGGGTTCCACAAGTTCACTGTCCGGCCGATGCTCGTCTCAATCGAGCAGGCCGTGCGCAAGCGGGTGATGACGCCCGCCCAGCGCGCCACGATGACCGCCGAGTTCTCGCTCGACGCGCTGCTGCGCTCGTCGCTGAAGGACCGGATGGAGATCTACTCGACCGCGGTGCAGAACGGCATCTACAGCCGGAACGAGTGCCGCCAGCTCGAGAACGCCGAGCCCTACGCGGGCGGCGAAGTATTCACGGCGCAGGTCAACCTCGCGCCCGTCTCGCAGCTCGGCGCGCTGAGCGCCGCAGCCACCAATTCCGACGCGGACGGTTCCGCGCCGGCCGCCCAGTGAGGACACGACCATGCTCGTCCGCAAGACCCTGACCCTGACCGACGTCCAGCTCAAGATGGACGGCGACTCCGGCACCTTCGAGGGCTACGCCTCGGTGTTCGGCGGCGTCGACTCCTACGGTGACACCATCATCAAGGGCGCCTTCGAGTCGACGCTTCGGAACAACGGCAAGCCGAAGATGTTCTACAACCACGACTGGACCATGCCGATCGGCAAGTGGACCTCCGCGAAGGAGGACGACCATGGCCTCTTCGTCCAGGGCGAGCTGACGCCGGGCCTCGGGCTCGCGTCCGACGTCCGCGCCGGGATGATGCACGGCACCATCGACGGCCTGTCGATCGGCGGCTACCTCAAGAAGGGCGACTACGAGGAGACCGAGGGCGGACGCGTGATCCGCAAGTGGTCGAACCTCGTCGAGGTCTCGCCGGTCGTGTTCCCGGCCGATGCCGCCGCGCGCGTCGACCTGAGCTCGGTCAAGGCGGCCGAGCTCGACGCGGCCATCGCCGAAGTCGAGACCATCCGTGAATTCGAGCGCTTCCTGCGGGATGCAGGCGGCCTCAGCAAGGGGGCGGCGACTGCGCTCGTCGCCCGTGCCAAGACGATCTTCTCCGCGGGGGACCCCGGGGCAGACGACGCGGCGAAGTTCGAGCGGGAAGTGGCGGAGCGCCTGCAGCGCCTCGCACGGACCATCGCTTGATCCGCGCATTGTTGACCCATCCAACCATCGAAGGAGATAAGCCATGACGGAAGCCGTCATCAAGTCGCTCGAGACCATCGAGCGCAACCTCGCCACGTTCGCCGAGAAGGCGGACCGCGAGGTCAAGGAGGCCGGTCGCGTGTCGACCGAGACCAAGGCTGCGATCGACGCCCTCGGCGTCCAGCAGCGCGAGATGGCCGACCGCTTGGTCGTGCTCGAGCAGAAGGGCTCGGGTCGCGGCGAGACGACCGCGCCGGACCAGTCCTGGGGTGCTCAGCTCGTCAAGAGTGAGAAGTACCAGGCGTTCGCCGCCGGCCAGACCGGCAAGGCGCGCGTCGAGGTCAAGAACACCCTCACGGGTAGCGACGCCAACGTCGCGCCGGATCGTCGGCCGGGCATCGTCCCGGGCGCCGCGCCGGTCCTGACCCTCGAGTCGCTCCTGCCGTCGACCGCCACCTCGAGCAACGCGATCGAGTTCACGCGCGAGGCCTCGTTCGTGAACAACGCCGCGGAGCGCGCCGAGGGCGTGGCGAAGCCGGAGACCGACCTGACCTGGTCGCTGGTCAACATGCCGGTGAGCACCGTCGCTCACTGGATCAAGATCAGCCGCCAGCTCGCGGCCGACAACTCCGCGCTCGCGGCCTACGTCAACGCCCGCATGACCTACGGCGTCAACCGTCGCGTCGAGACGCAGCTCGTCTCGGGCAACGGCACCGCGCCGAACATCAGCGGGTTCCTCAACGCCGGGAACTTCACCGCGCACGGCTACGCCGACGCGAACCTCGGCACGGTGCTGAAGAAGCTCGTCCTGATCCGCAAGATCATCGGCGACCTGCAGAACGCCGGCTACGCGCCGGACGGCATCGTGCTGAACCCGGTGGACTGGGCTCAGATCGAGTGCGACCTCATGGTCGCGGGCAGCGGCAACACGGCGCGCGTGGCCGTGGACGTCGCCGGTCGGCCGACCCTGTTCGGCCTGCCCGTCGTCGCCAGCGTCGGCATGACGCTCGACAACGTGGCGGTCGGCGCGTTCGCGCAGGCCTCGATGATCTACAACCGCGAGGGAGTGGTCGTCGAGCTGAGCGACTCGGACTCGGACAACTTCACGAAGAACCTCGTGACGATCCGTGCCGAGCGCCGTCTCGCGCTCGCCACCGAGATCCCGGCCGCGATCCGCGCCGGCGACCTCACCCCGGCCTAATCGGTCGGTCCCGGCCTGATCTGCCGGGCGGAATGGGGGCGGGGGCTTCGGCCCCCGCCCCCTTCCATCGTTTTACGGAGAGACACGATGCTCGTGAAGTTCAAGACGACCGGCAGCAACAGCGCCTTCGGCGCGTTCTCGGCCGGCGACCTGCTGCGCTGCGACGAGCGCCTTGCCCGTCACCTGGTCGAGGAGGCCATGGTCGCGGAGTACGCCGACGCGCCTGCGCCCGCCCCTGAGCCTGTGGCTGAGCCCGAGGAGGCTCCCGCTGCCGCTCCGGCCGAGGAGGCGGCGCCCGCCCCTGCGCGGCGTCGTGCCCGCCGGTGAAGATCACCATCCTGACACCCCCAACGGCTGAGCCGCTGTCGCTCGCCGAGGCCCGCGCGCACCTGCGCATCGACACTTTCGACGATGACGGTGCGCTCGCCGGGTTCATCCTGGCCGCGCGCCAGCACATCGAGTCCGAGACCGGCGTCGCCTTGTGCACCCGGACGCTGCTCGGCACCGTCGACGACTTCCCCGCCGGCAAGCCGCTTTCCCTGCCGGTCCACCCCGTCCAGTCCGTGACGGCCGTCCGCTACCACGACACCGCCGGGTCGCTCGTGACCTGGTCGAGTGCCCAGTGGGAGGCCGACCTGACAGGCAACGTCCCGCGCATCGCACCGCGCAACGGCTTCGCCTGGCCGACCCCGGCCAAGAAGCTCGGCGCCGTGCAGGTCGAGTTCGTCGCCGGGTACGGCGGCCCCGAGCTCGTGCCCCAGCCCGTGATGCAGGCGATGCGCCTGCTCGTCGGTCACTGGTACGAGAACCGCGAGGCGGTGAACGTGGGCAACATAGTCAACGCGTACCCCATGGCCGTGTCGATGCTTCTGGCCGATTACAGGGCGTTCGCGTGAAGGCCGGCCGCCTCAGCCACCGGGTGACCGTCGAGCGCGCCACGGACGGCACGGACGCGTATGGCGACCAAGTTCAGACATGGACGGCGCTTGCGACCGTGTGGGCCGGCATCGAGCCGCTGTCGGGGCGCGAGTACCTCGCCGCCTCGCACATCCAGGCGGACATCTCCACCCGTATCGTGATGCGCGGCATCCCGGGGGTGACCCTGACGCCGAAGGACCGCATCCGGTTCGGCACCCGGCTCTTT